GTGGCAACACTTCAAGACCAAGATGCGCCAGGACGAGGTCGAGTCAATCTTTGACCTCGAGACAGCCGCCTTTCCAGTGCTCTTGGACCTCACCATGCGCGGTATTCGCTTTGACCGGGAAAACTGTGAACAAACTATCCACAGACTTGTCCAACGGGAAAAGGCCATTTCTGCCGAGCTCAAGTCTTTGTGTGGAGGAACTGTGGATATCTGGGCAGCGGCCAGCATTGCCCATGCGTTTAACAAGTTGGGCATCGCCTATGGCAAGACCAGCGCCGGCGCGGCAAGCTTCACAAAGGGCTTTTTGGATTCCTGTGATCACCCCGTGGCCAAGTTGATCGTGGAAGCCCGCGAGACCAATAAGACCCACGGCACGTTCCTACAGCCTTACCTAGACTTCAGCGCCAAGACGGGAAGGATTCATCCTCACGTCAACCAGATGCGCAACGAGGACGGCGGCACGGTGACCGGGCGGCTTTCCATGAACAGCCCCAACCTCCAGCAAGTGCCCGCGCGCCACGAGATCATCGGGCCCATGGTGCGCTCGCTCTTTTTGCCGGAAGAAGGCCAACTGTGGGCGGCCAACGACTTCTCCTCCCAAGAACCACGGCTCTTGGTGCACTACGCCACGCTTTTGGACCTGCCCGGTGCATGGGGGATGGCCGAGGCATACCGGGACAATCCCGATACCGACTTCCACCAAATGGTGGCCGACATGGCCGGGATCAAGCGAAAGCACGCCAAGACCATTGGCTTAGGGCTGATGTACGGCATGGGCAAGGCCAAGCTGGCCAACGAGCTGGACCTGCCCGTGGACGAGGCCGGTGAGCTGATCGGCGTGTTCCACAGTAGGGTTCCGTTCTTGAAGGGAACTGTGAACGCGGTCATGAAGCGGATCGAACACCCGGCGTCTGGCGGCTCCATCAGGACGCTCCTGGGACGCAAATGCCGCTTCCCGTTGTACGAACCGGTGCAGTGGGGCGTGAACAAGGCGCTTCCCTACGAACAGGCCATCGTGGAATACGGCCCGAGGATCAAGCGCGCGGCCACCTACAAGGGCCTGAACAAGCTGATCCAGGGGTCAGCCGCCGACCAGACCAAAGCGGCCATGGTGGCGCTTCACAAGGCAGGATTTCACCTGATGCTCCAGGTTCACGACGAAATTGCTCTCAGCGTCAACACGCCTGAAGAAGCACGCGAAGCGGCCCACGTCATGGCCAATGCCGTGCAGTTGGAAGTGCCGTCTAAGGTGGACGTGGAGATTGGCCCGAATTGGGGCGAAGCCAAGTAAAAGGTATGATTGAGGTGAAGCTTCTTGCAGTTGCTTCAGTCAGTCTCCTTCTTGTGGGCTAGGGTAACTCCTAGCCCATTTTTTGTTGCAGACTTCAAATATTTTCGATACACTGCTTGCCAGATCACAGAAAGGAGAGTCAATGACTTTAAAGAAACCCGGAAGAAACATACCGCCTGTGCAGCGTCTTAAGCCTTGGATGTCTGTTGCCATTCGCATGGAGACCTACGCCAAGCTGAGAGAAATGAGCGAGTTTTACGGCAGGGGCATGGGGGACCAGATGCAAGTCTTGGTGGACCCAGCGTTTGAGGTTGCATTGAAAGCCGCCGAGGAACGCGAAGCCATGCTCGAGAGAGGTGAAACGCCTCCACCCAAGCCCAAAGCCAAAGTCCGCCTCAAAAAATCCAAGAAAGCTGCCAAACATGTACAAGTCAAACGTCCAGTTGTCCGTAAATATCATCTTTGATGTGTTGCCTCCCATGGAGGTTGACGGCTCATGGCTCCCGGAGCAAGTGGATATCAAATCCATCTATCTGGACGCGGCCTCCATTCGCAGTAAAAGCGGACGTGGACGCATCGACATCACACGTGCATTCAGCCCAGAAGACATCATAAACTTTGAAGACGAAATCGCAACCCGGCAACTGTTGTTGCCTTTTGAGGAAACATAAATGATTGTCAATAGATTGATGCATGCGTCTCAAATGACGCGTGACAAAAACTTGTCGGCCCTGCTCAAAGAGGCAGCGGACTTGATAGAGAACTTGCAGACTTGGAAGATACGTTGGGCAGAGAGGGATTTGGCCTATGCGCATCTGTACGAAGAGTACCGATTGGCGTGCGCGCAGCTCAATCCAACCCAAATTGATTCCATTCACACCATGTCAAGGTACAAGAAAATGCATGAGGAATTGATGAAACAAAAAGAGGAGAACAAGTCATGAAGATTTCTCAAGTACGATTCGACGAGTTCATCGGCCCACGGACCTTTGCTGATGACCACGGCTGGTCTGCTGTGGTTTGGCAACACGCCTGGGAGGCCGCTCTCGAGGAGGCCGCAAAAAGATTCGATACAATGCCCACAGCGGATAATTCTGGTGTATCATCCGCCCAATACCTTAGAAAGATGAAAGGAGAGTGACATGCCATTTAAGCCATTGCTTCGCGCATTCCCAAGTGTTCTCGTGAGAGACAGTAAGGGCATGTTGCTGAGAGACTATTTTGCGTCTGACATTGCAGGCGGCTATGTTCGTTTCATGGGTTGTGATCCAGATGCGAAGGGCCAGATATGCGATATACAAAATGCACAAAACAACGCTGAGGCCATTGCACGCAGTGCGTACAAGATAGCGGATGCGATGTTGAGAGTGCGTGAAGAAAAACAAGAAGAGACATTGCCCCCTGGCACCTTGGTAGAAACAGGGAGCGAGGAATGAACTGTCCTGAGTGCGGTGCATGGACCACGGTCAAGGAAACACGGCTCACGGTCATGCGCTACAGACGCAGAAGAGAGTGTGGCAACGGCCACAAGTTCACGACGGAAGAGGTGGTTGTTCCACAAGAGCAACTTGACGCTGAACTAGGAGAACGCCTCAAGGTTTTCAGAGAAAAACATCCATTACCAAAAGCAACTGCAATTTTTTAACCACAAGGAGTTTCACATGAGTACCACGCTTTCCCCCAAAGGCCAAAAGGTCTACGAGTTTTTCAGAAAAAATCCCAGCGCCAGCGCCACTGCGGTTGCGGCCAGGTACAAGATGAGCGTGTCCAACGTCTACAAGATGAAGGCCCGCGCTTTGGAAGACCTGAGGAATTTTGTCGCCCCTGAGATGCTGCCCATGCCTGAGGTGAAGTCCTCTTGGCAAAAGGTTGTGGAGGATGTTGGGACCTCTAACGTAGACAAGACCCTGGACGCCCGTGCAGAGATGTACGGCAAGTTCAAGGACGGTGCGGCGCTGATGCAGGCGATCAAACGGGAGTTGGCGGCCCACGCATCACGGCACAACAAGACGTTCGCTGACGACCAGTGGGAGGCCTTGGAGATGATCGTCCACAAGATCGGGCGCATCGTCAACGGCGACCCCGACGTCACCGACCACTGGGTGGACATTGCCGGCTACGCCACGTTGATCGCAGAGCGGTTAGAAGGGAAGGCACGATGAGGCTTTTTTCCATATCCCTCCTGCTCGCCCTTGGAGCCTGCTCGTCGTCCCCTCCTCCCGCACCGGCCCCCGTGGTCACGCGCGACGCGCATGCCGCCCCACGTCAGGATTTGCACGTGGATCGCGGGGTGCATGTGATGAACCGAGACGAGCAAGTCGAGGCCATCAACGAGTGTCGCAAGAACAAGCTTCGCCCACGGGTGATCTACAGCAACACTTCCATCAATGGCAAGTACACGCCCGTCATTGTTGACGTGCTTTGTGTGGTGCCGTTCACTGGTGACTTCTAGGTGATCAGCCATGATCGAGGCCATACGCGCTTACAGGGGGATATCCCGGGGCACTCATGGGGAGCGGTGGGTGAGGGTGACAGAGAGCACCGTCTACCGCTGTACCGAGTGCAAACAGGCTTGGGAATCACGGACCACGGCCCAGGGGCATCACTGCCCCAAGCCGGAAACAACAAAAAAGGAAGCATCATGAACTGGGGCGCATTTATTGGATTGACGTGTTTTATCGCATGGCTCACGCACATATTCACTTGTTTTGCGCATGCCATGTGGGGGTTCTTGCTTGCCGGGGCAATTTTCTTTCCGATTGGAATCTTGCACGGCTTTTACTTGTGGGTCACGTAGATGGATGAGGACACAAAGTTGGTCCTGCAAATGTGGCGCATGCAGGTGATGGTCAACGATCAATTGCAGCGTCGTGTGGATGCATTAGAAAGAGAACTGGGGTACACATATGTTAGAGAACGTGTTCGCATTGACGATTCTTTTACTGATTGGCGGCGCACTGGTAGTCGTCGTCGGCGCGCTGCTGATAGCAGCGATTGACTTCTTACAAAACAGGGGCAGAGAATGAACAGTGATGACAAATTTTGGCTATGCCTGTGGGGCATGGGGTTGGTGGCGCTGATTACGTTGATAGTGTGCATCACCATCAATGCCCATGGGAAGCGGGACAAATGGGAGAAGGCTGTCAGTAATGGCGCGGACCCCATGGTAGTGGCTTGTGCATTGGATGGCGTAAATGGCCATGCAGAAGCGGCTATCTGCGCGATCTTGGCGCAGGGGAGAAAGTGATGACTGAATTCAACGACGCCGAACGTCAAGCACAGCAACGCAAGGCTTCGGTAATGGCGGCTCTTGAGAACGCAGAGATACGGGTGACGGAGCTTAAAAAAAGATTTGATGCGCTCAGTGCAAGTCGTAACGAAACCATCGAAGAAGTGGCACAGCACATCGAGAAGATGAAAGGCTTTGGCAATGACACCATCAGTTCGTTTGCGATCTATATCAGGGGAATGAAGAAATGAACCGCGCTGCTGAATTGGAAACTGTTTTGGAAAGGCTGCTCAAGGCCCTTGACAACTACCAACGGCACGGGGACATGTTGACTGATAGATACAAGAACGCCTTGTCCGATGCAAAGACTGAAGCAATGATGACCTTGGCAAAAGGAAAGGAAAACGACAAATGAACAACGAAAAAGTTATTCATATGCAACCCAGTACCAACTACACCGCAGAGCAGGCGTTGAACCAGGCGTTGAAGTATGACCTGACGGACGTAATGATCATTGGCTATGACGTAGATGGGGACTTGGTTGTGTTGTCGTCCAAGATGACAAGGGCAGAAGGATTGTTTATGGTGAAGAAGGCAGAGGAGTGGAGTATGTATGGGGGGCAGGTATGAATGTTGAAGACCTGTTGAGCCACACCGGGGACAAGCTAAAGCATGTCCGCATCAAACTGGTGAAGTCAACACCTATTGCATATCCCGATTCATGCGAAGGGTGCATCTTTCACAACAAACAAGAAAAGATAGATTGCAGCCTCATTGGCAGCCCCATGAGTTGTGTTGTTGACATGCACCACAACTATGTTTGGAAACACGTGTCAAAGCAGGAGAATGATGAATGAGCTTTAGAGAATCAACAGTCAAGTACATCAAAGACGTGCTTCGGGCCAAGACCATTCACGAGGTCATCGCGCATGAGTTACGAGAGGCACACCTGCGCAAGCTGGAAGCTGAGACCGCCGCCGAATACGCCTATGCAGCGATCCAATACAACGAGAAACGTATCGCGCGTCTGACTTCACGGCTCACGGAGCATACGCAAGAAGGGGACTACGCATGAAGATCATCAAAGACGAGCCAGCAACACTCAAGCGCCCAAGGCGTGTCACGGTTGAGCTTCACCACCATGACGAGGTGCTGATGTCATTCAGGGAAGGCAACTATTACAAACTGGGCGGTCAAGTTGAAGATGTCATACAAGGTCACGTCATCATTGAATCTGATGCGGTCTATTGGTGTTCTATTGGACAGGAGTGGGTAACATGACACATGATGAAATCATTGAGATGATGCTTGAAGCGGGATTGTTGCAATATGGAATACATATGAATAATTTAAAAGTCTTTGCCAATCTAGTAGCACAACATGAGCGTGAGGCATGTGCAAAGGTATGTGCTGATTTGATGGATTCTCCTGAACTTATCGGTGATTGCCACATCTGCGTTGATGCCATCAGAACCAGAGGTGAAGCATGACACAAGATGAAATCTATGAGATGGCTCATCAAGCAGGGGTTAAAAATGAATTTAATTATGATTTTCGATTAAGTATTGAAGCCTTTGCCAAACTGGTAGCCGCCAAAGCATTTCAGGACGGCTATGAAAAAGGCGTAGCCGCCTTTAATGAAGCAGTTTTGATTGAGCGTGAAGCCTGTGCAAAGTTGTGTGAAGACAACGCAGATGACCTGTCTGAAGGAGATTGGGATTCTGCTTGCATAAATTGTGCAGACCATATACGAGCCAGAGGTGAAGCATGATTGAAGTGTTGAAGCAGGCTCTTGATGCTTTGGAAACTGAGGTGTCTATCGACTGGACAAACAACGATGAATTCAACGCATCAGCAGAAAAAATGCACGATGCCATCACATCCCTACGCCAAGCCATTGCAGAGTTGGAAAGCCAAGAGCCTGTGGCTATTGATGGCAATACGTCAGATGGATACCACACGTTCAACGAACT